TGTAACCGGCGTAGCCTGGAAGACCCGCGCACATCCCCTGCAAATTGGCCGGATGACTACGGCATACTTGCCGACACCGGCCAGCGTATCGACCGCAAAGCCGCACTGAAGTACTCCCCGGTGTGGCGTGCTGTTGCGCTCGTGTCCGCCTCGGTCGCTAAAGTTCCGTGTCGGGTGTTCCAGCGCAACGACACCGGGAAGGCCCGCGCCACATCTCACCCGTCCTACCAGCTACTGCGGTACAAACCGAACACGGAACAGACCGCCTTCTATTTCCTCCAGACGATCATGGGCCATGTTCTGCTGGACCCCGGCAACGGGTACGCATACATTCTGCGCGATGGTGCAGGACGCCCCACAGATCTGATTCTGCTTGACCCGCAGTCAACCTACCCGGTACGCGAGAATGGGAAGCTGTACTACGTCTACAACGGCAACGGGTCGGTCAGTATGCGCAAGCTCGACAGTTCCGAAATCCTCCATTTCAAAGGGCCGGGATATGACGGACTGATTGGTTACTCCGTGCTTGAGTATGCCCGCAACAGTATTGCGATGGGCTCCGGTGCGCAGAAGTACAGTAACAAATACTTTGCCAACAATGCCGAACCGCGCGTTGTGCTGGAGTTCCCCGGTATGCTCAATGACGAAATTATCAAGGCCACTCGTGACGGCTGGAACAACATGCACAAGGGGCTCGACAAGGCACACTCTACCGCCATCCTCCAGGGCGATATGAAGGCACACGTTCTGAGTCTCAGCGCCCGTGACAGTCAGCTTATCGAAACATTGGACTGGTCGATTAAGGACGTTGCCAACTGGTTCGGCACGCCGCCTCACAAGCTGGGCGATGCAAGCCGTACCGGATACAACAGTCTGGAGCAGGAAAACCAGTCAATGCTCGATGACACTATCGACCCGTGGCTTGTGATGATTGAGCAGGAATGCCGCGATAAGCTACTGACTGAACAAGAGAAAGCCGCCGACTCGCACGTCATCGAATTTGACCGGGCCGCACTGGTACGGGCAAACCTGCAAGCCCGTGGTGAATACTACGCGAAAGGTCTGGCCGGTCATCCGTGGCTATTGGTTGACGAGGTACGCAACACCGAAAATCTTAACGGTGTCGGCATTACTGATATCCGTCCACCGACCAATAACTTCGGAGAGCCCGCGCCAGCCTCGCCACCGTCCAAGCGTTCACTGCCTGCACCGACTGAACCGACTGAACCGGCACCCGACACTCAGCGCATGGAAGATATCGAAGCATTGGCCGGGACCGCGATTGCTGATATTGCCGCGCGGATGGTCAAGCGGTTGCGGTTCAACTTTGACAAGGCACTGAAGAAAGGCGGGCGGGCGTCTCGGTCTGCCGTGTTCGCCACCACCGCTGAGAAACATGACGGTGTAATCCGTGAAGCCCTGTCACCGTCAATGCGGACGCTGTGCGGGATCACCGGCAAAGACCATGACGCAGAATTGAAGACAACCATTGCAGACATACACGCCGCCGCTCTCAAGGAGTAACCATGAAAACCGAACGTCGCACACTGAACATCCCCGATTGTCTGGCACGTATGGAAACCCGTGAAGACGGTACAAAAGTCTTCCGTGGACTTGCCGCCGTGTTCTATGACGGGACACCGGAAACCGAGTTCAGATTATGGGAAGACTATGTAGAACGTGTAGCGCCGGGAGCGTTCGACGGGGTGATTAGTCAGGACGTGCGGTGCCTTGTCAACCATGACCAAAACATTATTCTCGGACGTACCGCCGCGAAAACGCTGGCGCTATCCGTGACTGAGCGCGGGTTGCAGTATGAGGTACCGTTTGACGAAGCCGACCCGGACCATGTGAAGTGGGGCCGCAAGCTCGACAAGGGCAATGTCACCGGGTCAAGTTTTTCATTCATCGTTGCAGACGGCGGAAGCGCGGTCAGTCGCGAGGCAAGCCAGACAGTACGAACCATCACGAAGCTTGACACGCTGTATGACACCGGGCCGGTTACTTTCCCCGCCTACACCGGTACCAGTGCGGGTGTTGCCACTCGTGACGCTGACGGCGCACGGGAAGACCTGGAGCGGTTCAAGGCGGAAACCGAAGAGCCTCCAGCCGAACCCCGTAACGATACCGACCGGCTGGACATTGACCTTGACCTGATGAAGAAACGGATGGCAACTGATTGAGTTAAGCGTATCTACATGATACATTAAGCGTATCGCAGGCTAACACCGGCAAAGCCCCGGTAGAGCCCGCATACAATCTAACAGGACCGCAAAGACGGAATCTGACCCTTGACCGGGTTGGGTTCTGTCTTTTTTTTTGTTTCGCGGTCACCGAACAGAAAAGCACAAAGGACTACGACCAATGACCATCAAAGAGATTCTTGAACTTCGGAAAGCCGCATTCGACAAGGTGCATGAGATCCGCGCCGCTATGGATGCGGAGAAGCGCACCGAGATCAAACCGGAAGAGCGTGAGGCGTGGGATCAGGCAAACGCCGACTTTGACAAGTTCGACGCTGAGCTGACCGAAGCCCGTCGGCTCGCTGACATGGACGCGCGTATGGCCGCAACCCCGCCCGATACAGCCGTACCGGGACGGCAGGACACCGAAGGCCGCGCCACACCGGAAGTAAACGAGGAAACCCGCGCACTGGCGTTTCAGGGCTGGGCAAACGAACAGCTGCGAGGCGAGACGACCGAAGGCCAGGCGACCGCAATGGAGCTTGTCGGCTTGCGCGGCAGTTTGCGTGAACTGGAAATACCACTGAACCGCAGCGTTCCGCGCACTGCCGCAGAGGCCCGCGCACTTTCGACCACCACCACGGGTGGCGGATACACCATTCCCGAGGGCTTTGTCAACGAGCTTGAAATTGCGTTGCTGGCCTATGGCGGGATGCGCGAGGTGTCCAGTATTCTGCGCACTACCAGCGGAAACAATATGCCCTGGCCGACCAGTAACGACAGTGGCAACAAGGGCGCTCAAATCGACGAATCGACAGCCGACGCTACGGACACAGACCCGGCGTTCGGTGTTGTCACCTTCGGGGCGTACAAGTTCACCAGTAAAATCGTGCTGGTACCCTACGAACTGTTGGAAGACAGCGCGTTCAACATGGTCCAGTTCCTCGGACAGGCGTTGGGTGAACGGCTCGGGCGCATCCAGAACGAGGTATGTACGACCGGGACTGGCAGTGACACCGTGAATGGTGCTGCTACCGCCGCAACGCTCGGCAAGACGCTGGCAGGCGCGACCGCCATCACCTGGGATGAACTGCTCGACTTGGAGCATTCCGTAGGGCGGGCGTATCGCAATGGCCCCGGGGCCGCGTACATGTTCAATGACGCGATCCTCAAGTATCTGCGCAAGATCAAGGACGACGAAGGCCGCTATGTCTGGCAGATGGGTGATGTGCAGCGCGGCATACCGACCACGCTGAACGGACACCGCTATGTCATTAACGATGATATGGCATCCGCTCCGGTCGCCAGCGCCAAAACGCTCATGTTCGGTGACTTCAGCAAATACAAGATTCGTGAAGTCAACAGCATCCGGCTCAAACGCCTGGTCGAACGGTATGCCGAATATGACCAGGAGGGCTTTGTTGCCCTGATGCGCTTCGACGGTGATCTGGTCGACGCCGGTACCCACCCGATTCGGTACGCCACTCAGGCAACCGGTTCGTAAGTCAGCAACCCAACCGGGTCGGGGTGTCGGCTTTTAACCGGCACCCCGGCCATCTCTCAACCGGTGGACTATGCGCAACGACCACACAAGCCTGACTGAGGGAACCCCGGCGATTGAACCGGCCACCCTTGCCGAACTGCTCCAATACGGGCGGATTGACGACGGCGGCGATAATACGCTGGTGGATGATCTGATAACTGCCGCGCGTCAGCAGGTTGAAACCGTGACGGGCCGGGCGCTCATAAGCCGGTCGAATGTGGCACGCTGGGATAAGTGGCCGGATGATGACCTGTACCTTCCGCGCTTCCCGGTGACAGCCGTTGCGACCGTCAAGTATTACAACAGTGACGGCACACTCACCACATGGGATACCGCCAACTATGTCACCGATCTGGCAAGCGTTCCCGCTCGTATATCGCGCGGGTATGGCGTGACATGGCCGACCATCCGCAAACGTACCGGTACAATCGAAGTGACCTATACGGCTGGCTACGGGGCAACCGCCGCAACCGTACCGCGTGCTCTGAGGATTGCCGTCATGGCTGTTGCTCTGGACATGTACGAACGGCGCGACCTGCACATCGAGTCAGCCACCATCCGCGACAACCCGGCAATTGCAAACCTATTGGCCGCGAACACCATACCGGCCACGGGGTGATATGATGCACGCCGGTCAACTCCGCCACAGGATAAGGATTGAAAAGCCCACCCGAACAGTCGGGGCCGGTGGACAGCCGCTTGTGTCGTGGAGCCAATACGCAATGCGATGGGCTGACGTCAACACCGAGAGCGTCAGTGAGGCGATGCAGTCTCAACGACCCGAAGCGCGAACCCGGTGGAAAGTGCTGGTCCGTTACGACGTGAATGTCATTGAAACGATGCGCGTCGTGTGGGGAACCCGAACGCTCAATATAACCGGGATCACGTTTGACCGGCTGAAGCGTTGGATGTTCCTGCTCTGCTCGGAAGAGGTGTAACTGTGGCAATAAAGGGACTAGCCCCGCACAAGATTAGGCCACTTCGCACGCTCGGATTACGCGGCGCGATCCGTGGACAGGACCGGGCGATTGAACTGGTTGGCGACAAGGAACTGCAACGGCAACTCCGAGAGATCAGCGGCGCAGGACTGCGGCGGGTAATGCGGCGGGCGTTGCCGTATGCCATAACGCCGGTATTGGACAAGGCGCGGGCGCTCGTTCCACGGAGAACCGGCATGTTGCACATGGCGTTGGAAAAGCGGTCGAAGGTCACGGCCAAAAGTATGTACGCGATGGTGTGGGTAAATCCGATGGTGCGGGGTGTTCGCATACACCCCCGCAAATATGCCCACCTTGTCGAGTTCGGAACATCACATTCTCCACCGCATAGCTTCATGCGGGCGGCGCTTGCGTCGGAAAAATCCACCGGTGTCGCCAGACTGCGGGAAAAGGTCAACGAACGGCTCAAGATTGAATGGGCCAAAGCGGACGCGAAAGGCAAGCTGTTGTGACGATCAAAGCCGCAATCAAAGCCAAGATCGAATCGGTCAGCGAAGTCAGCGCCGCCGGGATAGTCGTCTATCTCGGGATGGCCCCGCAACGCAAGGACTATCCGTATGCCGTGCTTAACCGGGTGGGGCCGGGACAATACGGCTCGGACATGGGCGGACGCGAACCGTGGGCTCGGGAAGTCTATCAGCTTGACTTGTACCATACCAACGACGAAACACTTGAGACAATCCGAAACGCCGTTATCGCCGCAGTCCACGCGCAAGGTCCGGTCACCTGGTCAACTATCAAAATCTACGTTGCGCTTGTCACTGACGGGCGCGACTTAACTGAACTCGAAGAAGCGAGCGGCGAAGAGTCGGTATGCCGCCACGAGTTGGAACTGACCATCAAATACGAAATGGAATAAGGAGATAAGATCATGGCTTTAGTCGTCGAAGGACATGGATTCACGGTTGCCCACGGTGAACTTTCTATCACTCAAAACCCGGTGACAATCGAAGTGCCGGGGTATTCCCGGTCCGAGATTGACCGAACCACGCAAAGCAACAGCGCGGTCAAGACTGCCGATGTAGGCACACTCCGAGACTACGAGACGTTCACCCACACTTTCCCGTATGACCCGGTGGACGTGGCAACATGGGAAGGTAGTACGTCCAACCTGCAACACACTATCACGTTCCCCGATTCGGCTGGGACGTGGGTTGGCTGGGCCAAGGTGCTCAAGGTTGGCGCGACCTCCGAAGAGACAGACGGACGCCCGACCTATGACGTTGAGTTCAAACTCACCAACCTGAACGGAAGCAGCGAAGAAACCGTTCCTCTATTCACAGCCGGATCGTAACAGGAGATTTCTATGAGCCGCGAAACATTGCTTCAGAGTAAAGCCCACATCGAAGCGGTACAGATTGAAGGCGTTGAAGAGGTGGTCCACATCCGAGCACCTAAGATGGGTCGGCTGCGGGCGTACATGGCCGATGAGAATGGCGACGAACTGGCAGTACAGGAATGTGTGTGCGATGAAGCGGGCGCACCGTTGCTGAAAGCTAAAGACGTTGCAGAGCTGCCGTCCAACATTTTCCGTCAACTGGCGGCTGCGGTTGTGACGGTGAGCGGGTACGGGTCGGCAAAAAACTAGCGAACGACCCAGAGCGCCTGTTAGCGTTTCGGGTCGGCCAATACCTCAGCATCAACCCCGACTCGCTCGGTGACATGATATCTGCCCGGCAGTTTGCAGAGTTTGCCGCTTACTTCGAATGGTGCGACTGCCGACGCGATAAAGCCGATTACTACGGAGCGCAGGTGGCCGGGATGTTATCAGGTAGAAAACGCTACCGACTAAGCGAGTTCATGGCACCGTCGGCACTGGACGGGGGCGGACAAAAGATTCTATCCGCCAAAGATGCCGTCGTTATTCTGAAGGCGCAATATGGCAAACCTTAAAGTATACCTCACAGCCGAGACGAAACAGTTCAAACGGTCAATGCGCAAGGCCGACCGTATCGTTGCCAAAGCGTCTAAGAATATCAAGCGATACGGGATGATGGCGGGGGCCGCATTCGTCGGGGCCGGTGTCGCGTCAGTCAAAGCGTTTGCCGTACAGGAAGCCGCAGAGAATGCACTGGCGTCCGCTATGGCTTCACACGGTGACGCTATCGACGCACTGATGCCTAAGGCCAAAGCGCTCGCGTCACAGATCCAACGCGAGACTAAGTACGGCGATGAA